TTTCCTGGTAATGTGTGGAGAGTGAATGCTCACAATCAAGATGCTAACAGATGGATTGCTGGAGTAGCTGGCACTCGAAAAACTTTATCTGAAGCACAAGCGATTGTTGATGCAGAAGTAACTCAAGCACAAGCTGATTGGGACGCTATACCTGCAGATGATCCAAGAAAAACTGAAGGATCAAATCTGTATACAGCTAGACCAGAAGATATAACATTGGAGGAATAATAAGTGGCAACTTATTACGACATATTTGGACAAAAGGTACAATACCTTTCATCAGACCCTAGCCCGGTATCAACGGGACAGGTTTGGTATAACTCGACTTCTAACACTGCTAAATTTCAAGGGTTTAATCCTGGTGCTTTTTCATCATCCCCTGCTTTAAATACTGCAACAAGAGCTATGGTTGGATCAGGAACTCAAACAGCAGCAATTAAAATTAATGGCGCTAATCCTGGAACAAACTATTCATCTCTTGTTGAAGAGTATGATGGATCTTCTTGGAGTGAAGTAAATAATACTCCAACTGCAACAGACCAAAATAATAGAGGAAATGTTGGAAGTCAAACATCAACATTTATAGCAGGAGGTATAGCTCCTGGAGCTATTCAATCTGCTACTCATGAGTATGACGGAACTAATTGGACATCAGGTGGAGCACTTTCAGACTCAAGAGGTGATGGAGCAGTTTTTGGAGTAATAAATTCAGCAGTTCTTACAGGTGGTTACAATGAATTTAGTCCTCCTTATTGGACTAATGGTACTGAAGAATATAATGGAACTACTTGGACAGCAGGTGGAGCTACACCTTTAAATACAGTTAATACTACTGGAATTGGTACTGCAGAAACATCTGGAATGATTATTGGAGGAAAGGAACAACCTAGTAATAGTTATCCAAGCAAAGCTGCTGTTTCAAGAACAATAAGTTATAATGGAAGTAGTTGGACAAGTTTAAATCCTCAAGTAAATGCAGGAGTTGTAAGAATAGGTTTTGGAAGTATGTCAGCAGCTGTTATTGCAGGATCGTCGGATACTCCGGCACCTACAACTGCAAGTGAAATATGGGACTCAACTTGTTGGACTTCAGGTTCAAATTTAGCTACTGCACATTACAATGGATCTGGAGCTGGAACGGGAAGTAGTTCTGGTTTAATTTGTGGTGGTCAAACACCTCCAGGTGCTAATATAACAACAGTAGAAGCTTGGAATTCAGGACCAACAACAAAAACAATTACAACAAGTTAAAAATTATTATGGCAAGTTATATAAATATACATGGAAACAATATACCGATCAGAGCTTCTGATCCTAGCAATCCTATTTTAGGAGAAATTTGGTATAACTCAACAACAAATCTTTTAAAAGGAAGGTTGGCTAGTGGAGCAGCAGCTTGGTCTAGTTTGGCTAGTAGAAATAATGGAATGGATTCAAATTCTGGTATGGGCGGAACAATTACTGATGCTGTAGTTTTTGGCGGTTATCAACCACCTAGTAATCCAGCTCCTATTCCTGCAGCACCTGGTATAGGATATTCTGCAATTACAGAAAAATGGGATGGAACAACATGGACTAATACAGGTGCAATGAATAATGGTGGTAGTGGAGTGGTTAGTTGGGGAGCTTCATCATCGGATGCAATTGCAGCTAACAGATATGCAGATAGACCAGGAGCAGTTTTATATACAAATTCTACTGAAAGTTTTGATGGATCTACTTGGACAAGTTTAAATAATTCAAACGTAAATAAAGAAGGTGCAGGAGGAACAGGGGGTCCTACAAGCGTAGGTTTTGCTTGTGGAGGTAATCAACCTCATGGCGCATCTAATACTGCAGCAGGATCTGAAACTTGGGATGGAACTTGTTGGACTGTCGGAAATCCAATTAACACACCAACCTCTAGACAAGGAACATCAGGAAGTCTTACAGCTGCTGTTATAGCAGGAGGTCAAGCAGGTTATCCTAGTACTATAAGAAATAATGTAGAAGAATTTGACGGTACATCTTGGGCAGCAGCAACCGCTATGCCTGGAACTAGAGCAGGTTTATCTAAAACATCTCAACCTCAATTAAACTCTGTATTTTTTGGAGGATATGATGGAGGAGCTACACCATTTAATCAAAATTTAAATTACGACGGTACTAGCTGGACTACTGGACCTTCAATGGCAAGAGCAAATGCAGCTCAAGCTGGTTCAACAGGATCTTCATCTTTATTAGCAGTAGGTGGTGCTTCTTATAATGCATTAACAGAACAATATTTACCTGCGGGAACAGAACTAACAAAAACATTCACAAGCAGCTAATATTGACTTTACTTTTATAAAGTATATAAATTAGAAATTAGAAATTAATAAAGGAATATAATGACAGAAAAAAGAAATATAAAAGAACTTGTAGATAAAGAATCAGATAATCTACATAACATACTAGACCCAAATGACGTTACCGATTTTAAAGGTATGGTCGATGAATTAAGAGACACTTGGACTAAAAAACAAATCTTTAGAACTGAAACAGAAATGAGATTTTCAGTTTTAAATGATTTAAAATATCCAACAAAAGCTTCAAAATATTGGCAGTGTGTTAGAGAACAAAATGTTTATCTAGAAAATTTAATGAGTTTATCTTTTGAATACAGAAGAGATGAAGTAAAATTAAAAAGACTTGAACAAAAATTAAAAGAAGAAAAAGATCCATTAAAAAAAGAACTTATTCAAATTGATATTGATGAAAAAACATATGGTAGAGCTAATATGCAATTAACAGCAAAAGATAGAATGAGAGAAATTAGATTATGGTCTCAACTTAAAAAAGAAAATGATGATGGTACTTTTGATAAACAAGATGTTAATCAACATCAATTAGAATCGTATCATAAAATAATGTTGAATAGAAAAGATACTTTAACTGCTGGATCAAGTCAGCCAGAAGTGTTTAATGTGCTTGGCCAATTACAAACTATCGAACGTGTAAAGAAAGAGAAGGGACAACTTGAAAGCACCAAAAGAGAAGCTTTATCTCAGGAATCAACACTTAGAGCAAAACCCGAGTAATCAAAGACAAACAGATTTTTATAAAAAAGTTAAAAATCATATAATGAAAACTGGTTTTATTATTAATCCGTTGTTAGTTGTTGAAGATGGCGATAGATATAAAGTTGTTTATGGTAATAATAGATATTTATCAGGACTAGAATTAGGTTTAAAAGAATTTCCAATTCAAGTATTAAAAAATGATGAAGTCGATACTATAAAAAATGCAGCAAAAAGTTATAAAGAAATAAATTTAAATGAAATTTGAATTCGTATTTTTAGGTCAGTCTGTATTAAAGTATCAAGTGCCATTTGATATTTATGTATCAATAAATCAAATCTATGAATCAAAATTCAAACAACTAAAACCCGCTAATCAACAGTTAGTTGGTAAAATTAAAAACGAACATAGTTTATTTTATAATGGTGATGACCAATCTAAAATGCAAACTCATAGTTTTCTCCCATTAAATGTTTTAAAATGGTTTGAATCATGTTACAAACATTATTTAGAATGGAATAAAATAAAAGACTATCACATACATTTAAATTCTATTTGGGTAAATGAAATGAAAAAACATGAATATAATCCAGTGCACGTGCACCAAGGAACATTGTTTACAGGTTTATCTTCTGTTATGATTTTAAAATTACCAGAGTCTTATGGTGTAGAATATTCATCAATTGAAAATCCTCAAAATGGAAAACTTCAAATGTATGGTTCTTCATCTGGTCAATTTGCTAATGTAGATTATCAACCAGAAACTAAAGAGAGAGACTTTTATATTTTTCCATATGATATGAGACATTCTGTTTATCCTTTTAATGGGCCAGGATATAGAAGAACTTTAGCTGCAAACTGTGATGTAGATTACAACCCAATTAAAAATAGAGGAATATCTTAATGTACGAAAATAAAATTATAACAGAACCTAAATGGAAGAGTTGGATTGTTGAAACTACTATTCCACTACTTTTACCAGAACAATGTAAAATGGTTATTGATTGTGGAAGAAATCAACCTCCACAAAAAGCACAGGTAGGTACAAATCAACCAGGTGGTGGTGTAGATACAAAAAAAAGAGTGACTACAATTTCTTGGATACCATTTGAAGCGTTACCACAATTATATCAAACGTTGGATACTTTTATTCAAAAAACAAATTTAAATCATTTTGGTTTTGATGATATTAAAATTACAGAACAAGCTCAATTTACGGAATACCCAGAAGGTGGGTTTTATGATTGGCATATGGACACAGATATTGTTATGAAACACGAACCTCCTGTAAGAAAAATATCTATGACTTTATTATTAAATGATCCATCAGAATTTGAAGGAGGACATTTAGAACTAACAACACCTGGTAATTATAAACCTATGAAACAAGGACATGCAATTTGTTTTGCATCATTTTTAAATCATAGAGTCAATAAAGTTACAAGAGGAATGAGACAATCTCTTGTTGTTTGGTTTGGAGGTAAACCATTTAGATGATTAAAGAACAATTTTTTCCAACAATTATTTATGCCAAAGATATACAAATTGATAATAATTCATTAAGCAATGTAATTTTAGACATGTCTAAAACAGATGAAGGTGTTAAAAAAACAAATATGCATGGTTGGCATTCTAAAAATCTTAATCCATCTCATGAAGATTTTAAGTTATTAGTTAAAGAATTATACAATATGCAAAATGAAATTTATGAAGAAGAATGGTTAGATAGAAAACCCATGTTAGGTAATTTATGGGCTAATTTAAATCCTCCAGGTGGATATAACAGGCCCCACATTCATGCTAATTCTTTATGGTCAGGTGTATATTATGTAAAAGCAACAGAAAATTCAGGAAAACTTATTTGCAGTGATCCTAGACCAGGAATACAAATGAATATGCCTATTAGAAAAAAGGGACAACCACCACAACATTTATGGAGAGAATGTCATCTAGCACCAATACCAGGAAGAATAATAATGTTTCCTGCTTGGTTATGGCATTGTGTTGAACCTAACAATAGTAATGATATAAGAATATCAGTTTCATTTAATTTTATACAGGAGGGTTTTAGTGTTTAATAAATATCAAGTAATAAAAAATGCAATTAATTATGAACTAGCTAACTTTATATTTAACTATTTTCTTTTAAAAAGAGATGCTGTTAAATGGCTGTATGAAAACAATATAACTTATGACAATGGTATGCTAGGTACTTGGAAAGATAAACAAATTCCTAATACCTATTCTCATTACGGAGATCCTGTAATGGAAACTTTAATGATGAAAGTGTTACCTAAAATGCAACAAGAAACAGGCTTGGATTTAATTCCAACTTATTCTTACGCAAGAGCTTATAAAAAAGGTGATTGTTTACATCGACACAAAGATAGACCTTCTTGTGAGATATCTACGACATTGAATTTAGGTGGTGATCCATGGCCTATTTATATTGATGGTACAGGTGCAGATTCTGTTATTAATGAAAGACAAAATTTAGTTAAACCTAATGCTCCAGCAGGTACGAAAGTCTTGCTTGAAGTAGGGGATATGTTAGTATATAGTGGTTGCGAACTCGAACATTGGCGAGAGCCATTTGAAGGAAACATTTGTGGCCAAGTATTCTTACATTATAATCATGTAAACGGCCCATTTGCTAACAAAAATATATTTGATGGTAGACCAATGTTGGGTATACCAGATATTATAAAATAGTATTATAATGGAGCCATATGCTACAAAAGATAGGTTTTCAACCAGGATTCAATAAACAGATTACAGAAACCACAGCCGAAGGACAATGGGTTGATGGAGATAATGTAAGATTTAGATATGGTACACCTGAAAAAATAGGTGGTTGGGCACAGTTGGGTGAGTCTAAACTTACAGGAGCTGCAAGAGCTTTACATCATTTAGTTAACAGGTCTGGTAATAAGTTTGCAATCATAGGTACAAACAGAATTTTATACGCTTACACAGGTGGTGTATTTTATGACATCCACCCTATTAAAACTACAACAACATTAACCAATGCATTTAGTACAACGAATGGTTCACCAACGGTTACTTTAACATTCAGCACGGACCACGGAGCACAGGAAAACGATATTATACTTTTAGATAATTTTACAGCTATTACAAACTCTAACTATTCAGCATCAGACTTTGATGATAAAAAATTTATGGTAACAAGTGTGCCAACAGCTACCACTTTAACTATCACAATGCCCTCTAATGAGACAGGTTCAGGTGCTACAACATCTGGTGGTATTAGAGTTCAACATTATTATCCAGTGGGACCCGCAGAACAATTACCTGGCTTTGGTTGGGGATTAGCTGCATATGGTGGAACAGTAACAGGTGAAGCAACTACAACTTTAAATGGTGGTATTAATGCTGTGACTACAACTATTGTATTAACA